CCGTCAATGGCGGCTGGTACGAACCCAGATCGCGCTGGCTGATCGAGGAACTGCGCACGCTGGAGCGTCACGAAACAGCGGGAAAGTCGAAGATGCAGCACCAGACCGGCAAGTTTGATGACCGGGTGCGGGCGGCGGCGACCGCCTACTTTACCGCGCACGACATGGATGTGCTTACCGACCGGGCGCAAAAGCGCTACGCGTTTCCAGCCAAAAAGAAAGCCGTATCTACATCGATGTGCAGGGCGGGGCAGGTAAGCGTGGGAGCTTGGGACTAGGAGAGCTTTTTAATGAGCGACGTGCAACTGCGAACCAAGATTTGTTTCTGGCAGAACGGGATTACCGGGCAGATTGTCATGGGAGCGCCGGAACAATTTCCCGCTCCACCCTTTCACACCAAGATCATCTGCGGCACCGTGCATGAAGCCGAACGCGTTTCCCAGTTGATGCGTGAACAGGAAGCCAGTCGCGAAGCCCTGATCGACGAGGAGCGCGACCGGGTCGAAGGCGAGATGATTCGCAACCTGCGCGGCCACATGCACCACCAGATGGCCAACGCCCGCAACGCGATGAACAAGGATTTTCTGCGTATCTGGCTGGACCGGCAGGAGCGGATGGTCGATAAGACGCGCAGCAAGCGGGAGAGCTATCTGCATGCGGAAGCTTACGAGCGGGGCCATTAGATGATGAATACGATGAATATGATGACTTAGTAAGTCGTAGACCGGGAAGTAAATTTGCGTTAGGATACGCGCAATTGTGCCAGTTATAGCCGACAGTCCGCAGGCGGTCTCCGCGACAACCAGCTTTACTCATTGGCAGTGCCCGATGTTCGAGTCCTCGCCGCATGTCATCTATGGCTGGGTTGAAGAACAGATACAGGAGGGCGAAGGTTTTCTGGAGGGGCAGACAGCCTACAAAGATTACGCGCAGAATCTGCGTGTATTCAACGCCATTTTCAAGGACAACGCCAAAAGCAGATTAGTTACTAATGAACTTAAATACGATATTAGAAAATTCTGCGAGACGTTGGCGGAAGTAAGGGAAATCGCCGGGTATGGCTCCGATCATCCGGCCTTCAAAAAGATTGCGGACATGCTGACCAAGGTGTCCAAGGCAATCTATTCAGAGTCCGATTTTCCCTTCCAAATCCTGAAAGTCTTGCAGTACGCCTCCGTCATGGGCATCGGCTATCTGTGGCCCAAGGTACGGGCCGACGAGTATGGCTACGGCGAAAGGAAAATGGAGTTCGATGCAATGGGCCTGCTGGACGTGGTTCCGGTGCAGATTCCGCCGCGCACCAACAACGTGCAGGACGCCTATGCGGTGACAGTGTACGACTACATGCCCATTGCCGAAGCGCATGGCAGGTTTCCGCTTTTTCAGCACATGATCCAGACCGTGGGGCCGCGTAACTATTCGACTCGCATGCAGGCCCGGCGCATCGATTATGCGGAGCGCAGCCGCTATGGACGCCAAGGCCGCAGCTTCGGTGATCTGTATGCGGAAATCCGCTGGACTTTTGTTCGCGATCTGCGTATCAATAACACCGGCCTTGAGCTTCCCATGGGCGACATGGGCACGACGTGGTTTTATCGCGTTCCGTTTATCGGCCAACCCATCGTCGGCGGCGTGGAAGGCGGCAAACCGTCCTATCGTTCTGCAACCGCTGAAGATTGCCGCGTGTATCCAAACCTGCGCTGCATCATTACCTCTACAGGCATGGACAGGCCGATGTACGATGGCCCGTGTTTCGACTGGGACGGGAAGATACCCGTTATTCAATACACCGTGGATGATTGGGCGTGGGAGCCGTTGGGGCGCTCGCTGGTGGGCGATGTGGCCAGCATCGAGACCACCACGCGAAAGATTGAACGCAAGATGGATGCGGTGATTACGGTTACTTTGAATCCGCCGCTGGGATACGACCACACCCAGACGGGCGGGCCAAAGGTGGAGCACTTCGACATCTTCGAAGAGGACGTTCGGATCGGCGTGGACGGCAAGCCGCGTGAGACGCTGCAATCAGTGCTGCCGGACACGGTTGAAGTTAAAAGCGAACATTTTCAATTCCTGAAGTACCTGAAAGAAGTAAAGCAGAACCAGTTAGGGCTTCAGGATTTGGGCAACCTTCAAAACCTGAAGATGAATGTGGCCAACGATACAGCGGACAAGCTGCTGGAGTCCATTGGCCCCATCGCCAAAGGCATCGCGGCGCGAATTGAGAAATCGAACAAGGCCGTGGGCTATCGGATGAAGTTTTTAATTCTTCAGTGGTTCAATGTGCGCCGGATTATGGAGTGGGTCGGCCCGGAAAATGTGGCTCCGGAAATCTTCGACTATAACCCCGACGAGCTTGTTCCTTCGCACATGCCGCTGGAGATGATGGACGGCAACTTTCCCGATTCGCCTTCGGTGTACACGGCGCTTGAGCGGGCGCGATGGTTTGCCCGCAACATTCGTCTGATCAGCGTTCCTTCCACGCTCTTAAAGATTACTCAGATGCAGCGCCAGTTAACCATGCTGCAACTCAAGCGCGGCGGCGCTCCCATCTCGTGGCTGACGGTGTTTAAGAACATGGATATCGCCAACCCGGAAAAGGAAATCGAAGACAGCTTCAAGGAGCAATCGAAGCTGGAGATGATGAAGTTGCTGGCGCAGCTTGATCTGATGAAGAAGCTCAAGGATATGGGCATCGATCCGCAGGCGCTGATGGGCGGCGGCGAAGGTGGAGCGCCGGGCGGCAAGGGCGGCGGTGGCGGGGGTCAAGGCAAAGGCGGGGGCAGGCCGCCAACTGCGCAGAAGCCCCCACGCATTGCTCAGAAGGGCGGCGCGGGCGGTGAGCCGCGTGGCGTCATAAAAGAGTCTTAGGAGGTGGGTGATGGCTGGTCAGCATAAGGGCTCGCGGCAGCGGGAAGTTGACTCCCGTATCAATCGGGAAGCGTGGAAGGAGCCCAAGGTGGGAATGCGCCGCGATGATTACCTGCGCGGCAAGATCAACGACGCCAAACCAGTCAAGAAGATCACCGTCAAAGAGAACCCTATTGTGGCTGGTTCGTACAAGCACGGAGTAAGAAAGCTTCGCGTGGGCAAAAGGGCCGCGTAAGTTTCTTCCGGGAGAGAAGCAATGACGATCAGAATCAAAACGCAGAGAGACTATCTGCTGACAGAGGCCAGCATCGAATTACCCTGCGATATAAGCGCTCTTGATTACCTGATGAAAGCCTCCAAAGGGTCAGGCAAGATCACGGCGGTGTATGAGGGCGGCGGCGTGTTAGGCGTCAATGTGGAACAGAAAACCCGAATCCGCGATGCGATGTCAGACAAGGTGCGCGAACTCATCGGCGTTGAGTCGAAGGAATTCAACGGCGGATAATTCCATACTTTCGCCAATGCTTCTATTCCGTATTTCGCAAAATTAATTTTCTGCACGATTTCTGCTTGACGGCAAGGAACCATTGGGCTTAGTTTCGTAGGCAGTCAATTTCTGAGATACAGACTCCCCAAGTGGCATTGGGAAAGGTCATGGCTCTGGCGCAACGCTGGGGCCATTTTTATTTTGACCCAGCCCCCACCGGAAAAAGGAGTCTGTCATGGCAAAGCGTCGTCGTCACTCAGCAGTGAAGGCCGTGCATGTTCGCAAGCGTCGCGGCGGCAAGCACCACCGGGGCGGAAAGCGGTCAGCCATTAAGGCGTAACCGCCATTTGGTTCGCAGGAACTACGGAGCAACCATATGGCAACTACGCCAACACCGATGCCCGATCAGAGTAGTGGAGCGCCGCCCGGCCAGACGGCTGGGGGCGGCGCACCACCCGCTTCTCAGCCTCCCGATCAAAGTCCGCAAGGTCAAGGCCAGTCCGCCTTTCAGGGACCGGCCACCCCTCTACAGCGCCTCCTTGCACAGTGGTCTGAAGTAGCCAAGCAGATGGCTACCTCCGACCCGCGTCTGGCCGCAGGCGCACAGAAAGTCAGCGAGGGGATTCGGGATATGCAGACCGCCCTGATCACGCCGCAACAGCCTACGCCGCTGGGACAACAGCCCCAGTATTAATCCACCCAATCGTCTTCCGGGAGAAGAAGAGTTATGCCGACAGTCGAAGAAGTTTTACTGCAATCCGGATTTACGCAGGAACAAATCAAGGCCATGGAGCCAAGGGCTATCACGGCTTTCAGCGGCGTGCTTTCGCAGGCGGACAAAGAGCGGCAGGAGGCCGTGGCCGCACGCGAGGCGGCGGAACTGGCGCAGCGCTCCAATGTGGACTTCTACGAAAATAAAATCGCGCCATCGCTGGCCAACTGGGAAGAGGAGAAGCAGCGCGTCGAAAATGACCGGGCACGCGACAAGGCTGAATCGGCCTTCTACCGCACCCAGAACGAAGAGGCCCGCAAGGGCGGCTTTATTCCCTCCGAAGCGCCGGGCTTCGATCCCAAGAGTTTTGCTCCCCCCAATCCCAATGTGCAGCCTCGCGATGGCAACGGAAGATACGTGGCCGGTGTTCCCGGCGCGACTCCCGGTTCACCCACCTTCGATGTGAATCAGGTGTACGCCAGAGCGGGCGACGCCATCAACATCCTCACCGACATTCAGTGGGAGCACCAGCGGCTGTTTAACGCGCCCCTGCCGATCAGCCCCAGCGAACTGGTTCGAGAGGCCGATCAGATGAAGCTCGATCCCCGCACCTATGCGGCGCGGCGCTTCAACTTT